CACGGCACGCGCAACTTGGTCAGGGTGCATCCCAAAAGCATACCACGATGTGGTCTTCAAATGGGCTGCCATTGGTTGTGTGTACTGAGAATACAACAAACAATGTTCAGTGGGTAGGGTGGATATATTTCGTGGATCCTTTAACGATGGATATACCTCACCTTTCTGAAATGATGACACACTCACAGGGTTCTCTTTCTTTTCCTGAAGAGGAGACTCACGATATTCACGTAAACTATCCATGAAATTGAGTAGAGAAGGCAACGCACGCATGTTATTAGCGCGTTGCGTGGGTCTTTTCTGGCTTTCGACCACCTGTGGTATTGTGATTGGTTGTAAAACGTGTGGTTCCGGAAACAAAAGTTCCATAAATTCGCCCTGATACCGCAAATACTTAGCGGGGGGGCTCTTAGTGTTGCGCACTGCAACTACACGTTCTTCGACTGTCCAACGATCATTATCCTTACACCGTGTCGGCATAAAACCTTCAGGTATGATCGGGGGGCAAACGATATGACCGGTAAGCTTCTCCTTCAATGAAGCTGTGTCAAAGTTTACCCGTCGGTAATGTATGTCCTCATCACAAATTGAACTAGGCGTGGACGTTGCAGCTATAGTATCAATAGGGAGGCATGCGTGAATGATGGACGCAGCAGTGCGGGAATCATTATCAACAGTACAATAATGGCGTCCTATCATATTCACGAGATCATGGGGTTGCAATGTACCCAACCGAGCATGATTTTGGATTGTCACCACTATGTGGCTTGGCACAACTACGCTTGTATATGATTCCAACTTGGCAAGAATAATATTAGCCTTCGTATCCGTCATAATCGCAACAATTGACGGTGAAGTTTTCAATTGCCGCGAGGCAAGCGTGTGTACTGTATGAACTAGTTGTCGTTGAACTAATTCATAGCCTTTATATGGTGCTGTATATGCGCATGGGGTCAAAAGTATATAACTCCAATGCGTATCAACCGGTACACTCTCTACGAAATATGTGTACGCCACACCATGAATCACTTGTGTTAAGTGACTATGGTTGTAGTCCCACAAGGGATGCTCGAAGGGATCAACACCACGAACTTCCATGCGTATTTTATTATTAGGTAATGTGCACCACTTATAATCATGATGTTCGCCGCACGGCGTACGCGGCGTAAACGTAAACATAATTATAGGTTGTCCGGTCCAAAACAAATCGCTGGGGTTAAAATAATAATCCACATTAATTATTTTAATAAAGTGAGCAATCTTTAATGGATCGGAGCGAGGGCGAGAGTGAAGGTCACTCGGCCAATATGGTGACAAACAACCATCCAATTTCTTAGCCACATCGTTGGCGGACATTTGAAATGAATAGGGGATGTAACCAGTACTACGAATGAAATCATCTATAGTATTATTGGCAGCATTGCGAGCTGCAGCCGCATGCGGGTGCGAATGATTTTTCGCAATTGCAGGTGCCGCCTGCAATACCATGTTCCTAAACATGGTTCTTAATGGAGTGACATTAAGGAAAGAAGGGATTTTGGGGTGATAAACAATGACTGGACCACATGCCGAAAGAAGTAAAACAATACTTGTGAACCACCCAGGCATTATGTTACGCTGCATAATTTGGATGGTTTCATCAATAAACCATTGAAGGGAATATTGATAATCAGCAAAAGGTAGCCACTGAACACCTATGGTTGGCCCCTGTAAAGGTATGTAAGATAACACAGTGTTCAACCATGGTTGGAAAGTACGGGCATAACCATGAAGATATGTGATCTTAGGCCACGGGTACACACGAACCCACCAAGGACTAGCGAACTCAGCTTGGAAATAATTAACTCGAACAACGTAATAATCCAAAATTTCAATAGCAACGATTGCTAACAATACCACTGAGAGGACATGCACCAAAATTGACGTAGTATTCCAACTAGTGTAATTAGGGTGCGAACGCATGCCTGGTGAAAGGACGGGTGGGCGACGAGGGAAAATGCCAGTGCGACTAACATAGAAACGATGATACCATTTCCATGAGGCGGTTTGAATGACAGGTTGATAGTCACGATACCACCAGTAATACACGCTCTGGCATGCCCATAACGATAACACGATGGGCAAAATGATCGAACTCCTAGATAACGCGGAGTCGATAAGGCTACCACGCACATCCATAATCGCCACTATGGACTGCGACGCAACATCAGTCACTGCTACATCCAATTTGTCTATATTGGAATAAGCAGGGAGGTTACGGAAAAAGATAGAATGCACGCCCTCTGTAATTGCAGACGATGCTGCGACTACGGCGTGAAACATGCTAGATAGCTACGATGACAAGTCAAAGAGTGATACGTTGGCGCGATCCAACGGCAATTTGATATCTACCGGTAACTACCCGGTCAGAT